TCGGGACTCACGGTTCACGGCCAGAAGTTCATAGGCGCTCTGCAAGAGGGGCCTATTCAAGATATACGCTCTACCACCTGCTTTCAAGTATTTAATATGCCAATTGATTTGATACTTTGAAAGACCATAATTCTTGCTGGTATTGGCTTTGAGTTCTATCCAAAAAACTTGCTTATTTACGACACAGTGCACATCTGGAATACCATTAACTGTGTTAGATTCTATGCGGGTAAAATGCCAATCTTTATCTAAATTTTTTAATTCTTGCCATATCCTAGTTTCTTTGTTTTGAGCCATATTTTAATCGGTCAATAATTACAAATTTTGCCTATTACAGGCTCATTAAAAATACGATGCTCAACCCAATTTTCAAACTCTGCTGGGTTATCTCTTTCGACTATTGTAAGGTTGTTTTTCCACCAAACATCACATGGTTGATCTATTTTGATAGATACCAAAGTATAGCCACCGTCTCGATTAATAAAAATAATTCCAATCCGCTCATTTAAGTTCGACGATTTTAGTGATGACGGAATTAGGAATAATAGTAGTACCACCAATAGTTTCAATATGCCCTTCATCGCCTTCCTTTCCATCTTTTAGACCATAGTCACAAAAGATTCTTGTTATACCTTTCTCACGTGAAACTAACCAACCTCTAGATACCATTCTACCAAGTCCTGACTTCATCAATTGATCAAATGTTTGCCAACCAGTTTCGCCGACAATATCTAGCCAATGAATTTCTACAAATGGATATCTTTCGATTTTTTCTTTTGAGAATTTTGTATTAAGTTCAAGTGTTTTCTTTTTTTGCAATCTTCTACTTTTCATTTTTACTCCTAATTAATACAGAAACAATTCCTACAGAAGTTGTGATCGTACTATTATGTACTTCATTGAACACTGTCAAGAAGTCTTTCCAATCTTTACTCTGTACTAGTTTCAATTGGCGTAACGTCAATGATGTTTTTCGCTTCGCCGATTTTTGATTCAAGTTCCTCAAGTCTTTTCTCCAATTGCTCTCTGTTCATACCCTCTAAACCAATATGGCTTATTTCTTTTCTATCTACAAAATGTCCTGCCATCTGATCTCTTCTAAATTGCGCAGTGATAGCTGCTGTCATCTGGCCTTTCTTTTCAGATGTATCTCGCATTCTGTTGTAATGTTTATAAGATAATAGCTTGTCTTTTTCTTCCTTTTCTAATTCCTGAGCCATTCTTTTTTCAAAGTACCTCACCACATGAGGATTTTTATCCGGGTTCAATAACCTACTTGCCTGATCTGTAGGTCCGTATTTGTTCGTAGACGTAAATCCAGCCTCTTTAGCTGCATCTACTTTTGAGATTTCACCATATTTGGATACATAAATATCAACAAACTTACGTTGTTTAGGCGTAAGCTCTGATATTGTTTTCAATTGATTAGACTTTTTAGGCACCTAATTACTATATACCCTTTCCTTACAAAATAAAATCCCTAGTAAAAAATTTTCACCCCCCACTCGTAAGGAGTATAGTTACTCCTAGATATTTCTAGGAGTAAAACTGGTTCTAGGAGTAAAACTAGGAGTAAATTAGTGTTGGTATTAGCTAATAATAGTCGATTACTCCTAGATTCCTAGAAAAAAAGGCTTATTTTCCAAAAAAGTTTTTTATAAATTTTTTTTCTAAGCAGTGGGTATATACTGGTTCTAGGAGCGTGTACCTTAGAACCATTATAAACTACACATTTCACTTGCTTCCTGTGACCAATTTGATAAGGTTCAAGAGTATATGTTAGCTTTTTTTCATATAAGCTCTTTGAATCAACTAAGGAGGAAAAAATGACTTGACTATTTAATCAAAATAAACTAATGGCGAAGGCTTGATTATGTTTCATAATCATTCTTTCTAAGTTAGTTGGAGAAGGGCAGTTTCAGGGAGACTTGAGCTGCCCTTTTTTATTTATATTGATGTAACTAAATTTGATATAAATGCAGTAGTACACAAATCAACTGCATGTCTTAAATGTTCTAAATGTTTTCGGTGATATTTTTTAGACTCTACTTCCTTACAATTTCGATACTTAGTAAACTGAAGTGAATATTTCTTCCAGGCAAAGTTCCTTGGACTAAAGGCTATGTCTCCTTTCATAATAGCCATTTTATATCGTTCTTTTACATGCTCAGGTTCAAACCCAGCATAATAACAAACAGTGTGGAAATCAGTAGTATTCGACATAATCCACGAGTGAGCTTCGCATTTATAAATTGATGGTTTTCGTTCTTGAGATCTTGATCCAGCGTCTTCGATTGCATTGACTAGCACTCCTCTCCATAATTTTTCTTCTGGCTCTACCTCAGTGCTCAGCAATTGAGCTGCAAAGCTAGTGCCCATAAGTTTTAACAAGGAAAGAGAGTAAGTCACGATAATAAATAGTCCCTTCTACATCTCTACGAGATTTTTTTGATTTTTCATAATCAATATGTACACCATCTATGATTTGGTGTATATCCTCTCCAGAGTGTCTAGGTTGATCATCATGCTTTAAAAAAACGTCTCTAGCCATTTTTAAATTATAATGATTTTGAATCATCTTTTCCACCTTTCAGCACAGTTAATTTGTAAAGCTTAGCCTTACTTTTAACTTTTTTTTCTCTTCCAAACTCCCATACAGCTTGGATATCTGCCATTACTTGTGGATCAAACGTTTCTTTATAACCACATTTATCGCCCATGTATAATCTAAACATGATGCTTGTGACCTTAGAATATTCCTTTTTTTCCAGCTTATTAGCTAGAATTTTAAGACTATTTAGGAATTGATTAGTGGATTGTTGTTTTCGAGCCACGTTTTACATACTCCTCAAGTAATTTAATCAGCTTTAACACATATTGTGTGTCTATTACTGGGTCTTGATCCGTGGTTCGTTTAACATTTTCAAAGTGACCTGCTCCTCCACACTCTTTGCAAGTTTGCGTTTCTTCATACATGGCTAATCTAACATAGCCATTGCCTTTGCAATTCTTACAAATCTTGTAGGGTTCACCAAATTTTATATTCATATTTTTCTTATATTTCTTTTTTGACATAAGTAAAGGGCTTTTTTCTAGGGTTTCTATTCTTAGGCCAACGACATTCAAACTTTTGCACTACAGTGTTAGGAAGATCTTTCTCGTCACCAGTTACAATTATTATATCATGCCCATTTTCATGAGCATGGACATGATGTGTTATATAATTATTAACTTTAATAGTTCTTTCATTCTTTTTTAAATCATCAAGATAATTATCAAAGTCAATACAATCTTTATCGGACATCATTTCCTACCCTCTGTATAATCATCAAGTTTATGGTAATGTTCATTGTCCCTTAAAATTGCGATAGCATCATCACAACTTTTAATTATATTCTTTTGAAGCTTATCTAGACTTTTTTGAGTTTCGTCTAAGCTTTTTTCCAACCTTGCTATTGTTGCTTTTAGCTTTGATATTTCGTCCATCTGCGTCCTCCTTTTTAATTAATTTTGTATTCATTTTTAAAACCAATTCTTTATATTCAGGAATTGAAAATTTATTTTTCATTGCCTGGTATTCTACGTATTCATTTACAAGTTTTGAAATCATTGATGCAGGTGATCTAAACTTATGATTACAAAGTCCTTGCAAGGTATCATAATCTGCTTTTCTTACTGCAACTGATTTAAATTTATTTATATCCATTTTTCTTTAACTCCTTTTTCATTTGTTGTTTTGTTTTTATTTTTGGATCTGGTAACACAATACACATTCTTTCAAAGTATGGATTGTTATCACTAAAGTCCCAACCTTTTCTTTTACTCAATCTATAATGAGCTTTGTACTGTCTATCTTTCCAATCTACATTACCCATAAAACTCCTAACATGACTAATGCTAATTTAGGAAACATGAAACACAGTAAAATTATAAATGCTAAAATATGAATTAAGTTCATCTAGACTCCAATTCATTCATAGCTAAAATATCACACAGATCTGTGTGTAATGGTTTTTGATATTCGTCCTTGTGTTTGATATGAACATTTTTTAATTTATCTGATATCTCATCAAAACTTTTTCCTTCAGATAATGCTAAGTCCATCTTTTCAACCAAAGATCTAAATATTTTTGATTTACTTTTTAAGTTCATTGTTTTTCTCCTTGTCCCATGTACATAAGAAATCCCATGTAATTTGTCAAGCTTAAAAGTATGGTATAGTTAATTATGAAAGAATATTTTATAGCTGGTATGATTTGTTTATTAAATCCTGTTTCGGACATGCCTCAGTGCTTTAATTTTCATGAAGATCCAATAAATTATTACAACTTAGAAGACTGCAAAGCATTTTCTACTCAAAAAGCCAATGAAATGGCCAGTAATTTCACTGCAAATGGTTTTCAAATACTTGAATTAAGAATAGCCTGCCTGGTTGACAAAGAACACAAAAACACTTGATTTTACACTAAATAGTTGATAAGATTATCACATGAAGCAATATCGCTTTCAATGTTATGCGGCTGGACTGTATTTTACTAGTGTCGTAAACGCTGCTGACGATGAAGAGGCGGTTAAAAACTTCGCATCGAATATAAACCAAGGTTTATATTCGGTTAAAAAGGATGGTTTCGGTCGAGGAATGCGTCGATACCATTTAACTTATGAGGAGCTAGACAATGGCACTGCAAAAGTTAATATCGGAGAAACTTCAGCTGGAGTCTCAATGGGCACAGCAGGCGTTAGCGCAGGGTAGAGTTACTACCGACATGAAGTGGATTGATATTAAAATTAAAGAGCTCAAAAATGCTATTAACGCACAAAGCGTTACAGATGCAAGAGAGCTTTTTGTTAAACAAACTGGTTAATTAACTAGTTTTTATATTAGTTTTCAAAAATCATTAATTTGGTTAAGGGTCTTATGCCCGCTTTTTTAAGGGCACATTCAGCACAAAAATATTCTTTGTTTTCTATAACGACTGCTTGACGTTCACAATTTTTACATTCTCTGTGAACAGATGAGGTACTTTCTCTGTATACTTTTTCATTTTTCCTTGCCATAGCTTCTCCATTAGTTGTGTTACATCAGGGTGTAGTTCCCAGGTTAAGACATTTAATCTAGAAAAAAAATTAACTTCTTCGTCTGACTTAGCAACATAAAATAAACTTGCATCACCATGTTTCCTTAAAATTTTAAATCTATGGTTACCATTTCTTAATTGAAGATCTTTATCTACAACCATAGGGCAAAGCAATCCTTGTTTTTCTATATCTGATCTAACTGTTTGTTTAAACTCAGCATGAGTACCATGGACAATTTTAATGTCATCAAACTTTTTAAGTTCTATTCTATGTTTGAAGATCATATATAAAGGCCAGATAACTTCACCTGTACCTGCAACTGTATTTTTATGAAGCTTGTCCAAAGTCACCTCCCAATGCTACATCAACTTTACTTGGTACTTTAAATTCCATACAAGTTTCCATTGTTTCTTTAATATTTTTTATATCATCATCATTTTTAATATCAAAACATAATTCATCATGTATTTGTATTTTAGGCAAGTATCCCGCTTCATAACAACTAACAATTGCTTGTTTAGTTTGATCAGCTGCAGATCCCTGTATCAATCTATTTAATGCTTTATAAGTGAACGCTCGTTTAATATTCTGTCTACCATACTTAGATGCTGCATTTTCAAATGTTTCTGGTGTATGAATACCAAAATCTTTTGGCTCCCACATTTCAAATCTACACTTACGACCTTTTTTAGTTCTTATAACACCTTCATCACTTGCTTTTTTCATACATCTATCAGATAATAACTTCACAAATGGAACCTTTCTATTATATTTTGCTATTAGGGCTGATGCTTCTTCTGTTGATAATCCAAGTGAATTCGCCAACTTATTTTTCCCCATACCATACATTAATCCTAGCCCTATTGTCTTGGCTTGCTTTCTTTCTATGCCTGCTAAATCAGCTACGGTTTGGTGAAAATCTGTCTCAGAATTTGCATACGCCTCTACAAGTTCATTGGAACCCTCATATCCTTCTCCTATAGAGGCTGCATAGTGTACTACCATCCTTGGTTCTTGTTGGCTATAATCAAAACTTCCCCATTTACAACCTGGTTCTGGTAAGAAGAGACCTCTGATTTTTGGTCCGAAGTCTTTGTTACGAGCTGGTAACTGTTGAAGATTAGGATTAGCCATAGACAAGCGACCAGAGACAGTCCCACCACTGTCACTCCGTAACTGATTAATCTCGCCATGTATTCTCCCGTTGTGTTCGTATCTTAAAATTGAATCTAGAAATGTACCATGAAACTTGTTGATCTCTCTAGCCTGTGCTATAAATTTACTAATTTCGTGTTTCGAATTAGCTAACCAATTGGATGTAAAAGATGGCTCATGAGTTTTGTCAGTACGTGGATAATCTATGCCTAGTTTATCGTAGGCTTCTGCTATTTGTCGTGCTGCCCATATGTCTATGTCTTTTCCTACTAATTGTTTTATTTTTAATAAATACTCCTTCTCCTGAGCTTGGAACTCTTTTTTTAGTAGATGTGCCTTCTCAACATCAACTCTTACTCCCTTCTCTCTCATCTTAATTAAGATTGGAAGAAGCTTAGCTTCTAAGTTCCAAACTGTTTCAAGGTTCTGATTATATAATTCTGGCTTAAATCTTTGCCATAACAGGTACGTGAGGCGTGCATCTTGTTCCGCATAGAACCCGACATGCTCTGCAGGTAACTTCCACATCTCTGCTTTGGGATCTATTCCATGATCTTTAGCAGCTTCTTTCAAATCGTTTTCGGACTTCAGCTCACCAAGATAATCTTTCGCTAGTGCATTCAAACTATAAGACCATCTATTCTCATCAATAACTCCAGCAGCAACCATGGTATCAACTATCTCACCGTTAATTTCTATACCCATATGTCTTAACCAACCGACATCATATTGTGCATTATGAAATATTTTTCTTGCAGGTAAATTACATACATCTTTCATGTATTGTAAAACTTGTGGCTCAATCATATTACCACCACCAAAATGTTTAAATGGATAATATCCTTGCCATCCTTCAACAGCTACAGCAAAACCAATTACATAGCCATTACCAGTTGCCCAACCTGCTCCTAATTTATTATTAATACCTTCATCTCTTGTTTCTAAGTCAATTGCAATCTCATTATACTTTGATAAGTCTTTATACTCTGATGGACATGACCAAATATGCTTTTTAAAATTAAATGTAAATTGTAATCCTGTCATGCTGATTCCTTTTTATTATAGTAATAAACCATTGCTGGTGATCCTTCATGCTTAGCTAGTCGTCTCTTCATCATTTGATTCTGTAAATATAATTTTTCATTTTTCTTTTTTAAATATTCAATTACTTTTCTATACCTTAAATCAAAATTGATTCCAATTTTATTTTTTTCTTTTGGCACTGAGATCTTTCATTTTCTTTTTCTCTAACTCACAGTAATGAATAATTTTATCTAGATCTTCAATACCATTTTTATTCATATACCTACAAACGTACTTAATAACGTTCCCTTGAAAAAACGATAAGTTATTCTTACTAATAAATTCATACGGTTGAATATGAAAATCCTTGTAATGATTCCCTCCAACCTGTTTACTTTGTGGAAATGCTTCTTCCATTAAACCATTATTTGTCATACTCCACACATTCCTTCACATTCTTGGTTAAATAAATCTGGACCCTCATCATTTTTAAACTTAACTTGATCTAATGGTACACACTGTCTATGTACAAAGTTTTTAACTTTAGGGTTATGCATACGCATCTTTTTATCAAATTCTACAGCAGATGCAAATTCTTTTGGTCTGTTATCCCTCATGTCGATCCAAAATTTATCATCATGAAATGGACAACCAATACATGCACTCTTAACTGGTACTTTAAATCCTTTACCTTCATACCATTTTAAACAATCATCTCTAGACATTTTCTTTTCTATCAATGGCCATACATTTTTCTGCCACCAAAATCTTGATGGTTTCATACGCATGATTTCATCAGTAGATATTCCAACCCATACTTCCACATGTTCTGTTTTAGGAAATCTTTGTCTTGGTTTAAGTCCACATAGTTCTCTAATTTTTTTAGCAATTGGGGTAATCTTGTATTCTCTTGTACATTGTCTTCTACCCATACCTTTTTTACCTTGCTCGTTTAAAGTATAGAATGGTGCAGAAGCAAATTGATTACCACCTGGTGCGAGAGCCGTGAGGATGTCATCTTGGATGTTACCTTTCTTAACAATATATACAGGATAACTTAATACTGACTTTAGATACTCTAAATGTTTTATTACAGGTTCAGGTTCCCAACCCGTATCAGCAAATACAGCTGCATGAGGTTTTACGCCGAACTCTCCAGCATCTGCCATCAAGGCCATTGTAGAGCTCTGTACGCCTGCTCCAAGGCTTAGTATTCTTAGTTTTGGTTCTTTGTTACTTTCCATATTGCCCTTCCTATTTCTTCCGCGATTTGTGGGACGATAGAGTTTCCCAATGCTTTAAGTCTGTGTACTCG